AACGAGCCGCCGGTGCCAGTCGAGATGCCGCTTGAGAGGCGCAGCTCGCCACCGGCTTTGTCGGTCGCGGCGGAGGTGGCCCCGCCTGATTGGACGGTCAGATTGTTGCCTGCGGTATCGGCTGACGTGTGGCGTTCGACCAGAAACGTTCTTGCCGCGTTGCCTTCCATCGTGAGCATTTGCGTAGGGGCTGTACCTGCCGTGCCGATGCCTACCTTGACACTTCCTCCATTATCTCCTGAAACATGAATAGCGTCGTTGATTTGAAAAGGCAGCCAATCGCTTAAAACACGGTCATGCACTCGAAAATGTCCACTTACACCGTCATAAGAAAATTCTAATCCTGTTCCAGAACCTGCAAAACTTGCCTGTCCAGTTGCCTTAAACCCACCAGTATTAACATATAATCCATCCATACGTAGCTGATGCAATGTCGCAGCAGCATTGTTGATGACCTGCATCGCATCTTGAGTACCCGAACCGGGAGCACGCAGGATTAGGGCTTCTTCTCCAGCTGGGGCCTGTATATCCAATACAGATAAGGGATTGGTTGATCTAAAGCCAATATTCCCATCGCTTCTTACGAACATTAGCGATCCAGTGGCATTAGTAATATTAAGAGCTTGATTCACCCCATTGTTATTTGAAACATTGATACTTAAAACTGACAGTGGCGATGATGAAGCAATACCCACATTGCCTCCAACTGTCGCCAAATAAACAGAGCTGGTAGCAGTTAATACTCCATTAAAAGTAGCCCCGCCTCCAAATGTTGAAACAGAACCATTGCCATAAATTGTAGTAGTGGCAGTTCCGCCAACCACAAAAGGCGATACAGCTAAAGAAGATATGGTTAAGGCATCTATTGTTTGATTAGTAATCCAAGCGTTAGTGGCGGTAAAGTTAGTGGTAGAAGCATTTTGTGAAGTAACACGAAGCCATTGGCGAGTTGAAGTTCCTAAAACATAAGTATTATTTGAAAGTGGAAATAAATCTTTGTGGAAAGTTCCTAAAGACGGTGCTCCTAAAGTCAATTCTTCAGAAGAATTAAATAAAGAATTAAACCAGTCAAAGATTGAAGCATTGGCGATAGAAACACTAAAACCAAGCATTAAACCGATTACGATTAAAATTGATATATATTTTATAGCTGGATTCATATTACTCCGCATATATTACAATAATTGTCTGCCCTGTTGCCAAAGTGGTTGGCGCGTCTATTTCACTTGTGAAAGTTATCGTCATTGCCGCAGCGTCGGTTGTGTAATCAGTTGTTTCTCTAAAAGCATTAGGGAATGAACTACTATGAACACTAATAACTCTCCAAAAAGCAGGTAGTGAAAATGTTTTAGTGCTTCCATTTAGTTCACTGCTTATATCGTAAGATTTTACTATGCGGCCGCCTCCTCCGCCTCCACCAGAATAAATAACTTGCCAGTCTTTTTGTTTCTTTAGCTTTTCAAGTTCTTCTTCAAGATTTTTAATGGCGGATATTTTTAGTTTGTCTTTATCTTCTAAAGATTCAAGTTTTGAGACAATCATTTCTCCATTATCTGGGCTACCATCAGCACCATTTAGGCCCGGCAATCCTATGGTCCCGTCTCTGCCGTTAATACCAGAAATTCCTTGTTCACCCTTGTCTCCTTTGTCGCCCTTTAATCCAATTCCTCTTTCACCTCGCTCTCCCTTCTCGCCCTGTTCGCCTCGTTCTCCATCTTGTGGGATTGTTATAAGTTGTTGGACTTTTGATGCAATATTAGAAATAATACCCTCTAAATCTTCTTTCTTTATGTAATCCAAAACTTGTTTTGAAATTTCATTTTGATTGTTTTGAAGTGCTTTTAGTTGGGTCAATAATAGCGAAAGAATATCAACAATAGAATCAATATCTTTAGTTGATTTAATCTTTTGGAAAAGATTTACTTTATTGAGTTCTTTTAAGAATTTTTTAAGTTTTTCTTGGTCTTGTGGCATATTTACAAAGTTTTGATTATGTGGTTAAATAAGGTAAAGAACAAACTAATTTAAATTTATGATATTTATATTAATTATTGGGTTGATTCTTTTGGGTGGATTATTTAATCCTTGGACTGGTCTTTTTGGTAATACTCTTTACTCCCCGAAAAATCCTCAAAAAGAACCAGAAAAAGTAGAACCAAAACATAGTAGTTTTCGTATGACTAGGGGAGATTAAAAATTCCTCTACGACCCACTTCTTTTATTGTTTTGCCAACCGCACCGGTTCCAACTCCTTTCACATTTGATAATCCTTGGGCGACATAGGTCTCAGTTCTTTGTCCAAGATGTCTTAAAAGAGCTAATATACTTGTAGTATCTCCACCTGCCAACAAAATCGCATCAGTAAGTCCTAACCCGTTATTCCTCATACTTCTTGCGAGTTGATCTACCATTGAATTTTCCAAGCGACCATAAATAGACAATTTTTGGTTTATGTCTTTTACTAACGTTCCTCCAGTAGCGTTTTCTATTTCTGTTTTTAGACCTCTTGCTATTTGCTTTAAAACGGCTGCCTTAGTTCCCAACTTAGCGTCTAATTTATAAGCCACATCCCTTAATTCCGTATAAATTCTACGCTTCATTATATTCGCCTCTGGTATAGTCATTGATTTGGGTATGGAATCAACTATATTTTTTATTCTTTGAACATCGCCCCCCATTCCTGGCGTTCCAGATTTTTGCTCAACCAAATCTTTAATATAAGGAATTATTTTATCTCTCACTATTGTCGCCTCTTCTAAGCCGGGTTGTGTTAAAACAGATTGTAGTTGATTTTCCAATTCAATTGTTTTCGTGTTTGCAATCTCTAAAAGTCTTTTCGGACCGCCTTTTACCCCCTCATCTAATAATTGTTTCCCAAGAGTTTCGCCACCGTATCTGACATTCTTTTTTAAATCTTGAAGTGCTGGTTTAATAGCATTATTCATTAACCACTCAGGAACTGTAGCACCAATAAAATCTTTAGCCGCTTTTGCCGCAAGACCAAATGTTCCAATGCCTGCACCGACTAATGCTCCTCCAGTAGTTGAACCGATAATCCCTGAAATATCGCGGTCTTTTTCTAATCCTGAAGCGGCTCCGAATCCAGCCCCTAAAGCAACATTTTTAGCAACTTTTACTACCTTGCCCCCCTTAAAAGCTCCTGGCATCGCCACATTTAAAGCAACATTAGCGGCACTTCCAATAACTTCTTTAGTAGTTAAATCAATCCCTGGGTCAATTTGACCCGGGGTAGGGAGTGGTTTATCTCTAAACTGTTGAGACAAATTCATTAACTTTGTTTTTTGTTCAGGATTTTTTTCGTTTCGTATAGCGTAAGCCAGTTTTTGTATCATTAAACTGTTTTGATTTTGAACATCTAAGTCCTGTTGGAATTCACCAGTTAAAATCCTACCCGTAGTTGCTAATCCTTTGGCAAACTTATCAACTCCTAAAAATTTTCCTACTTTTTGTATTATTCCCATATTTTTATTCTCCAAATAACCAATTACCAACTCCTGACCAGAATCCTTGTATATTAGGTGATTGAGCGGTTAGCGTGGGAGTTGTATTACTTTTAATTTCTTCCTCCTTTTTTTGTTGCGATACTTGGTATGGCGGAGGGATTGTTAGATTCATTTGAGCCGCTTGATTATTATAATACTGGTACTGATTTAAGTAATCGGTCTGGCGATTATCAAATCTATCTTTAATTTCCCTAATCATTTGGGATCTGCCCTCCTCGGTTAATCTACCCTTGCCTATCCACTGTTTCGGAAGAACGAATACCCTATTTAGGGCGCCAACAGAGTCTTCAAAGGTCCTATATTCTTCTTCTCTTACACCAGTCGTTGGGTCTGTGACTTTTGCTAAACTTCTCATGAGAATTGTGTCAGCGACACTGTCTGTTTCACCCTTATTAAATCTGTTAATCACTTCTGGTACTCCAAAATTAACAAGTTGCCCGTATGCCTGAACTGATGGATTACTTCTTAAATTGTCTTCTATTTGATTTCGTGAAGAAATAAGTTGATATGGAGTAAGACCAGAACTTTCGGCCTTTTGCGATATTTCCTTATTATAAATCGCGCTCTTAGTGGTTATTTTCTGATTTGCCTGTTCCAAAGTATCGGTTATCTGTATTCCGGCATCAAGATACTTCTGCATCTGATTCAAAAGTGTGGCATTCTTATCTTTTTCACTTGCCTGTTGAGTAGCGATAGCAGTTTTTTGGTCGTTCAAATAAGCAGTAATGGCATCTGCCCTTATCTTTTCTGTTTTAGTTAATTGTCCTTCTAATAGTTCAAGTTGTTTTAAGCGAATTTCAATAGCGTCTTTGGCATCTCCATACCTCAAATCAACAGAACGATTAGCGGCATTTTGAGCATCTGTTAGATTTCCTTGTAAAGCCAATCCTTGAGCCTGAAGTAATCCAAGCTCTGCGGCGTGAGCAGTTCTTTGTATCGCTAAATCTTTTGCCAACTCTCTTTGCTGTCCGGCTACAATTCCTATTGTAGTTCCCGGCACTCTCTCTGTCGCCTGAACTGCTTTCATATAATCGGCCTCAATCTTGTCAAATTCCGCTTTTTTGGTAAGCATCTGATTTTGAACAGAAGTAAGCGCCTCTCGTTTTTGTTGAACTCCTTGAGTTTGTTCGGCGGTAAGTTGAGCTTCGCCTCTGCCTTTTAATCCTTCAATATCTGTTTCGTATTTTGAAATTAAATCTTGAACTTTTTTACTTTCAGGAGTTTCTTTTGGTGTAAATAAATCTATGTATTTTTGCAAATTAGCGGTATCTGAACCCGCACCTGTGGCAATAACACCTGGATCAATCTTTGGAATTGTCGGCGTAGCCCCAGATAAATCAATCGGTTTAGGTTGCGTAGCCGCAGTAAGTTGATCGGCAGTGATATTTACCTGCCCTGTTTGAGTATTTAAAGCGCCTCCCAGACCTTTCAATAAATCATTAAGCCCGCTTTGTATGGATTGAACAGTAGGAGTTTTTGTTGGGGCAATAACAGGGGCAGGTTGAATAGCTGGCGCAGTATAAGGAGCATAAGTGCTTCCTGCTATGCTTGTGTCTCTTGAATATGACTTGCCCGTAACTGGGTCTTTTATAATATCTAAAGTTGCCATTTTATTTTAAAATTTATAATATATTTTACCACAAAAACTCATTTTTTTCAACTTATTTAACTGCTTTTAATGAATCTCTTAACTCAATTAGCTTCGCTTTTTCGGCTTCAAGATTGGTTATTCCATCTTGTAAATTAGCTATCAACTTATCCTTATGGGCTATATCTGTTTCTATAAAATCAAGTTTAACCACACAAGTTTCTTCTTTGGTTTCTACGACTTGGAATTCATTGTCGTTAATTTTCACATATTTCGTTTTTGTCGCCATATTTTTTAGTTAGTTAATGTTAAAATGTAATCGCTTTTAAGCTGTAATATATTTTTATGAAGCTGATTTTTGGCGTAGCACTACTTCCTGAACCTGCCGCCCACGATACTATTGGTTTTATAGCCGAAAATGGCGGGAAACTGCCCCCAGAACTGTCTGAACTGCGATATAGTATCTGTTTACCTGCCGTTATCGTTCCGACCGCATTTAGCACCGTTTTTGTTGAATTACCGTAATCAAAATCTAAAGTGATAGTTATTGTTCTACCGCTCGCTGCTGAACCGAAAAATCCTATCTCTACATAGTCCACTTTGCCCTGCGTTTTGGGCGGGAATAATGGCTCGGCGGTAATGCCCCGCCAAGCAGAAGTGGCATAAAATGTTGTCGCCTGTTTAAATACTTCATTATTTGTTCCTGAACCAGTAGATATATAAATTTCAAGTCCATTAAGAGCTTTTAAAAAACCACTTGCTGTCGCTCCTCCTGAAACAATCTGGGCTATTTTATTAACTACCGCCGGATAATCAGGATATGGACTGCCATAGGAATAAACCACACCATTAGAATTCCAACAAAGCATATTATTTACAATATCCCAACCGCCGTGAATTGGCGCGGCTTCGGAGAAATTAAATTTTGGAACAAACCTACCGCCTTCAAGAATTTGTAATTTACTTCGATACCCCGTATTGGCAAATTCGGCGATTCTTCCTGTTGTGAAACATCCGATAATCCCATTCCAGTTAAAACCACAAGTTACTTCGTTATCATTTAATCTATAAAAATAACTTGCTACAGGAGCGGCGTAGTCCCAAAATAAAGCTATTGCCTCGCCTCGCTCTGTTGATGCCGTGGCAGAAGCCTTTATTTTATTAGCAAAAATTACCAAATGAGTTGGAGTTTTAGTAAAACTTCTTATGACATAATTTCTCGGAACGATAGTGGTAAAACTGGCTATAATGCCCGCATCACTCACTTGCCATAATTTTGCGAGTGTTCCAGTAACAGCCAAATCAGCAATATATAATTTCTGGTCGTCTCCGACAATCATTGGATGCGGGGCATTTTTGTTTAACGCTTCTCCGCCAGTAGAATTATCAAACCAATTATCCGTGAACGCCGCATCATTTGCTGGAGCAATACCCACCCTACCAACGTCACCATCAGTAGCGTCATTATAAGAATAAAATATGTATTCCGTACCATCAATATTAAAAGTAATAATGTCTTCGCCTAAAAAGTCGGCGTGAGCGTGAGCGCCAGTCCCGTCACCAATTTTGTAAGGGAATGGTGCTGTGGTAGAAATAGTGTATGGAGCGGCGGGTGAACTAGCTGATATTAAATGAATTTGAGCATCGTTAGTTGCGCTGCCAACTTCTAGCAACCAATACTTTACATTTGCCCCAGTTCTCTCAACCACAGCATTAATAATAGTTGTTAATACTTGAACATCTGCGTCAGTTAAAACAGTACCAAGCAATCCAGGTTGTAAAGCCCCCAAAGAATTAAGGTAAGGATTGACCGCAACCAATCGTTCAGCTCCCTTGCCAATTTTTGAATAATTTATGGTAGAACCATCTCCATAACCAGAAATAAGCCCAAAGAAATCTTCTGTTCCAAAAGTTATCACTCCTCCATTTTGATTTTGTTGTATTTTCATTTGCTTATTTTATACAAAGGTAAGTAATAAACAGTTACGCTAACATGGCGACAATTTGTCAAACTCCCCCCGTTATTTAGCGCCAATCTGTCGCCTCGTTTTAATGTTCTATTAGCAACAATGCTTGTAGCTCCTAATCTCACCGGTGTTTCTGAGGCTGTTGTTAAGTCAAAAGCTGCCGTTAAAGTATTTACTCCTCCGGTTTTTATAGCTCCACTGGCCAATTTGTCTACTTGTATTGTAGCTGTATTCGCCGCCACGACATGAGATTCCGAGGCGGCTACAATTTCCAAGTCATATTCTGCCGTAAAAAAAGTATCATAATTAGTATCTGTTGCTGCAGAAGTTCCTTGAACGATCACGGTAATAGATTCAAGCCCATAATAAGGTAAATCTTTCAACCTTAAAGGTTCACCACCGGCAATAAGGTGGTCGTGTCTTTCAAAGATTGCTAATCTTTGTTCTAATTGTTCTATTTTTTGTTGTAATTCTTCTTCCATAAATTTATTCTACAATTATTATTTTACGTTTTGAATTAAATCCTGATACTGCTTCTGAGTAATCAACCACAAGCTTAGGGTCTCTCGTCGTTCCTGCGTTATCTGCATACATACAGCCCACAAGAGATTGAGCTCCAGAAGTCCAAGCAGGGGCTATATTTCGCATATCATAAGTATATTCTCGCAGTCCCAGTTTTGTGGTGCTTGCTGCTTGGATTACGTTTATTCCAGTAGTAGCTGTAAGCCCAAAATTGTTGTAACCCCCCGTATTCCAACTTGCTATAGCAGTAGAACTTGTAGAGAGAAGTGTCGAACCCCAGCGATATGGCGGTTGATTAGCAATATTTGCGAATATCTGATAATCACTATTTGTTAAAGCAGAATTTGAAACTGGACTTGAAGTGGCTACCCCTATAGTTATATTTGCCGCCCCACTGTTTACGATCGCCACATCCCCTCCGTCTACCGATAAAGTCGCAGAGTTAATTGTAGAACCAGCTAATATACTTGATGTATCAAAAAGAAATGGTGAGCGGCCTAACTGTCCAAATTGATCTGTTGTAGTCGTATAAACAAAGTAAGCGCAATTATCAGAAACAGAAATATCCTGAACATTTGTACCTGATCCCGACTGTATAGCTGTCCACACCTCATCAACACTGGCTCGTCTTGCCATACCATCAACACTATCCTGCCCCGCATTATTACTTCCCGCTTCGCTAAAAACTGTTAGAGTAGTATTTCCTGTTTTGCCAGCAATTATTCTATTTCCTGATTTGGCGGAAACGCTAATCGTATGAGCCAAAACCTGTTTAATCGCTTCTTTTGGGTCTTCTCGTAATTTACGAGTTTTGGTATCTCCATTTGAATCAGTCCATACCCTCACCACAGTTCCTATTGGGTCATCAACCATTATTGGAGGATTAAATATCCTAAACCTCTCCCACTCAACGGAGCCATCTTTACTAAATCCAATAGGATTAACTCCTTTCCAAGCTCTTGCTATTATTTCAATTCCTCCATCAATCTGATTGACACTTCGTATTTCTATGGTTTGGTTATATTTGTTATCAGTGTAAGTCCCTATCAGATTTTCTTGCGCTATTAGATTAGCTTTTATATTTGCTTTTTCTTTAGCAGTCTTACCCTGTAAAGCTAAATCAACAGCTCCCAGTTTTGGTTGAGGTTTCTGGTTAAAATAAAATCCGCCAATTCCTGCTATTCCGAGAATTATTAAAATTAAAAGAACTTTCTTATACATTTCTTTTAGCTATCAACAAAATAATAAACCGAACATCCAAAGAAACCGGTCGCTCCCGACTGTGCTGAAGTTATCAGCCACATCACCTCGTTAGCCGCTAAAGTAGCGTCAGCAAAGGTATAATACTGTGTGCCGGTAGTAGTATTGGTCATTGCTTGGTTTGAAGAAAATAAATCAGCTCCCGAAGTTCTGTCTGTCCCGTGAGGCAGGTTATAAGTCACAGATGGCGAAGAACCGCCTACGTTGACACAAGAAACTTTTTGTATCGTTACGGCTTGGTCAAATCTTTTAAGCGTTATGTTTTCCGAAGCGGTTGTAGAAGCCACTGTAAAACTGAATGAAGAAGTAGCGGTTAATACCCTTGTTGCTCCACCTTCTCTAAATTGAAGAGTGCCACCAAGATTGGTATTTATAAATATCTCGCCATTCTGAGTAAGTCCAAAAGTGCCACGAGCTAAGAAAAGAGGATTAGTTGTTGTGCCATTAGTGAAAGTCAGGGCAGGCACGGCATTGGTTAAAGAAAGCGAAGCAATATGCGCGCCACCTGTTACCGATAAAGCCGAAGAAGTGGCATTTGTTGAAAAAGCGTAAGTGGTGGTTGAATTGGTTGGAAAAAGATTTGTCGTCCAAAGATTGGTAATGGTGTGATTGGTGGTGGTGGCTGAAGAAATTGTTAGTTTTCCTGAAAAAGTAACATTATTTGAGTTGGTATTTGTTACCAGATAAATCAAAGAGGAAGCGGTGGTTGTTCCTGTATCTCCGATAGAGTAAAGAATATCATTGTAACTTTTAGAAGTAATCGTATCGCCAGGGCCTACCGGACTTGTTGTGGATGGCAAAGAGGCATAGGCAAGCCCTATTATAAAAAAAGAGGCAAGGAATATAGTTGATATGTACTTAATGGTTTCTCTCATTAGCTTTGCGCTGGATAAGTATATGAAGTTGAATTTTTAGTTGGATAGGTTACGGGATCGTAAGTATTTTGAGGTGAATCAAAAGTCCCCGTATCAAAAACGGCAGTATCAAACACGCTTCTTTTAAGAAGCACATCGCTTTTTTCGGGACTCGTATATGAAGTTGAATTTTTAGTCGGATTCGTATATGTAGTAGCCACGTTTTTTATATTAATAATAATTACTCAACGATTGTTCTGAGATCGGGGAACAATTCTCTGACGTTCGTCTTTCTTGCGACGAGCATAGTGCGTCTGAATCATTAGCCGATATTTTTCTGTTTCCGCAAACATATCAATCATTTTCTGTTGCATTCCAGGAGATACCGAGTGTCCTAAAGCAAAATCGTAAGCCATACCAGCCGCTAAAACCGGATGCCATAATCTGTTAAATCCGGGTTCTTTTGTAGTATCAGCAGCTATGAATGGTCCGGCAGTTCCTGAAGTGGTACCTGTAAGAGAAGCATCTCTTGTGTGATAAACTCGCAGTGAATCGCCATCAGATGAATCTCTGTTTGGAGCAGGATATAACCAGTAGGAATTACCCAACTTGTCATAATAAATAGGCGTTCCGTCAGCTTTAAGAAATTCCTCTCGGTCTTGCGCGCCTACCCCGCTAACCTGCCCACTCACTGACCCAGATATAACCCCTACCCCTATTTCGGCAGCATCTAAAGGAATCAACTTGTGCCAAATACCATTGGCGTCTTTATAGGAAACCCCCTCGATATCCACATAATCAGCTGGAAATGTGTAATCATTCTGCCCCGATACGCAGTTACCTCTTGAAAAAGGAAGATTCGTATAATTTGAATCGTCAAAACTCCAATTACCGGCATACTCAAAAATCCAAGCCATTACGATTCTATACCATCTGTTTGCGTGGCGAGCTTTATCAGCCAATGGGTATTCGTCTGTATTCGCATTTGAAGAACCGAACACATTAAAATCGGCTTGTTCCACTATTCCTAATCGTGTTGCGGTATCTGAATAAACCATTTTATTTCCAAAAACTTCTTATTTTTAATACTATTTTCGCGAGCCAGCTCATATCTATTGAAAAGTTATGGTAAGAGAGAAACTCTATATGCGCTCGAGGTAAATCTACAAGCATAAAACAGCCAAATGGCTCACAAGTATTTATCACTTCGCGAGACATATAGAAGATTCCTTTATCGCCTATATCGTCTCCATTTGAAAGCTGGCAAGTAAGATACGGAGTCCCACCCACCATTCTTTGCCCGAATATCTTAAAAGCGTGCCCATAAGAGGGTGTTCCTTTGGTTCTTATCACTCCGCCTTGAGCGTTAGTCCACTCATCGCACCACTCCAAGCCCGTTACCACGCTTTGATTTTTAGCCTTAAACTGCCACAGAAACGAACGAATCGCATCAAAGAGGTCTGTATATCCCTTACCAGTTATTTTCAGATAACTTTGCTTCCTGTGAATCTGGGCGATGCTGTCAAGTTCTCTGTCCCAGTTATTCCAATCAGCTAAAAACTCCTGTCCATTGGTATCAAGTGAAAACATAGCATCTAATTGTTTGATAAATCCTTTCTTGGTAGCCGCTTTCATAGCGGTTCTTAAGTCGGCGCCCCAAGTTGTCGAGTCGCCTTCAATTTCTTTTATTTTAGAGTAAAACCATTCAGGAGAGAGTTGGACTTCTTCTTGGTCTTCACTTACGGCCGTAACAGCGAAACTTACACACATGCTGCTATTTTTTTGTTCTTTTATTCCTAACGGTCTTGAAACTGTAAAATCAATATCAGGAGGAAGCTCGTAAGAACGGAAAATAGAACCCGCTACATAATCTCGCCTGTCTTCAGGAAGTTTGCGGAGCCCTTGAAAAGTTTTTGTTTCATTTTTTTGTTCCATTGAATAAATGAGTTTCTATTCTTGTTAATCTTTTTTCCATATCTAACTTGAAATCGTTAAGATTTTTTTCTAACTCATTAATTTGGTGAAAGTGATTACTTTCCGCTTCTAACTTAAAATCTTCCAAATCCTTAATCCTTGTGTCTGATTCTGGCGAGGACTTACCATTAGCCAACTTTTTGGATATAGCCCCAAATACGCCCGATTTATAAGCAAGAAATGCCATTAAAGCGATAGCTCCGGGCCAGCTGATTACTGATATAAGACTTAGGATAGTTTCTTCCATTTTAATTCTCTATACAAGTTAAAGTCGTAGTTGCCAATGCGGAAGCATAAACCGGACCGCTAAAAGGATTTCTTTCGTCAATTTCAAAATAAGGAGAGAATGGAATGGATGTGGAGGCTGTGGGTGAAAGAACTATGCCATAGTTCCCCGTAGTGGTAGCACCATAACCAAGAGTAGTATCAGCGCCAAGCACAAAAGACACTGGTATAGCATTATTAGATCCACTGCCTGTTGCATTAGTTATGTTAGTGCAACGAGCATATCTTCGGTTATCGTTAGCAACTAAAACAAGTGTGCTTGAGGCAATAGGGTTAAGAATGCCACCTGTTAAAGTTGGAGCGATTGTCTTAGTAGTAATCACCGATGGAATTCTAAAGTTATTTCCAACTCCTCCTAATACTTTATCTTTTGATTGCTCGTAGATTATAAGTCCGACAAGAGCAATTAAAAGCATTAAAGGCACTACCCACTGAAACAATAAACTTTTTTCTTTCATTTTTTTGTTTTTAATTGTTATTTAATAAAACTGATTCCTGCTGTTAACCAATCACAAGTTGGTTAACAGAAGTGTCAATCCTATTTAATCAATCCCTTGAATTCTACCCAGAAACTGCCGTCAAAAGTGTTGTTAGTATTTGTGAAAGCGTTGTACCAAGCATTGCTTTCGGCATCTATCGCGTCATTTGACGCGGCGCCGTGAGCAACACATAGCAAGTATCCGCTCGGAGCTATGTAGGTTGGAGAACTTGAAGCCATACGAAGTTCTTGAGAAAAGATTGAAGAAGTAGCTATGTTTACGGTCTGTAAAGCTAATACTCCAGGATTACTGGAAACATTCGGTGCGGAAGCTGTTTTGGTATTGCCACAGTTTATATTGTAGCTTGTAGTCGCTACACCACTATTGAACAATCCAATAAAGCTAACTGTTGAAGTCGCTGGGAACGGATTTAGAATTGAAACAATAGTTGTCGTGGAGTTTATGAAATCTCCCGATTGAACAATCGTTTGGAGTCCGTTCATTCCGAACTCGCTGCCGACGTTTTTGATATTGGCTACACCTCCAAGTGTTTCTATAACCTGTCCTTTCTCGTTTACAACAACAGTGGTCTTATCGCCCCAAACAGCCAACCAAACAAAACCGGCAACCAACAATCCTATTGCTACCCACAAAATTATATTTTTCTTTTCCATTTGTTTTTTTAGTTAGGTTGTTATTTAACTTTTTTAGGGCGACCTTTTGGTTTAGCTTTTGGTTCTTCGTCTTCTTCATCTTCGTCTACTTCGTCTTCGGCTTCTTTTGCCGCTTTTACTTTTTCATCTTCTAAATCAGCCACTCTTTTTCTTAGTGATTCAAGTTCATTGCCTGCTCGCTTCGCTTCTTCCACTTCCTGCTCGGAAGTTGTTTTTGGGACTGCTCCCAAGACAGTTTCCGGTTTACCGCTTACAGGATATACAAGCATCCACCTTGTCCTATTTAACACTGGGTCAAAGGTGTAAACATATCCATCGGCTTTCTTCTGAAGTTCCTCTCGTTTATCTTCAAACTTCACAGGATTTGACGCTTGGTAGCGCTTCATCAAATCCAAATAGAAGTTCCTGCGAGCCACCGGTTCAGTAGGAATCTGAAATCCTTTTTTCTTTGGGGAGGCGTCTAATACTTTGTTTTCCATTTTATTTGTTTATTTTTTAGTTAGTCCTTTTTGAGGGAGTCCAAGGTGAAACTTTTTGGAGAGAATCGGCAGATTAACCCCTTACTCATTTCACGCTGGAACCCCCCAAAAAGGGGTTAGTAAAGTGCTGAAACTATGCTAATGCAATATCAACGGTAAGTGCTGCCTTGTTGTTCCACACTCTCAAACCTACAAGCGCCCAAACGTCAATTTCCATACCTGTTTTACCGGATACGCCTTTTTCTTCATAGGTCAAATCGCGAGGAGAAGCGTAAGTAGTTGTCATCTTTATTCCAGCTAATCTGCGGTTTAAGTTAGTCCAAGTTTTAGAACCCGAAACAGTTGTTGCCGCTTCGTCTACGAAAGTGCCTGCCCTAACTACATACCAGTCAATGCCTCCATAGTGCTTGATAAATCCGTTCTTCAAAGCCGCGTCGGCCATTGAGAACCCTTGATCCATCATAGCTACCAAGACACCCGTTAAGTCGCCGCTTTCAATAACACAGTAAGCGCCAGCGGTAATATCAAAACCCGCCCACTTCGTCCAAAGATTGGCGATTATGGTGTTTAAGTTGCCGGCTGTAGTAAATCCACCCACTGGCGTTGTGTAAGCGCCGGTGCCTTCTTCCAAAAGGGTATTAACAACCCATTTGTCTAAAGCGTATCTCACCGCGTAGGCCATTTGCTCAAATCTCGCGGCCGCTAAATCAAATCTTGAAAATACTTTTTCAAATCCAAAAACGTGTTCTCCGTAAACTACCTCATCTGTTACGGTCAAGTTGTCATCAGTCGTTGAGAAGGCGCTAACGGAGTAAGTACCTACGACTGCCTGAACTACCGCTGTCGGTTCACCGCCATAAGGATTCACAATATATTTGGAATCACTACGGTCAACCTGACAGATTGCTTCCGCTATAAGGGATTTCTTTAGGATTTCCTGAAAAGTTGAACTAAACAGTTTAATCCTATTGACTCCCGAAAGCGTTGAAGTTCCGATTGTATTCGTATGTTTGCTGTTCTTTCTTCCCCCTTTTTAATACCAGTCAACTTGCGATAAATTTATTTATCTGTTCTTGATTATTATTTTTAACTCCGAATCTGTGGTGAAATTTTCTATGACATTTTCGGCAAAATGTAATCCCATTATCAATGGCGAATCTTAGTAAAATAACTTCTGCAAAGTTCCTGATATGATGAGGATGTAAATATCCTCCTTGAACTTTACACTTCTGACAAATCCAATTATCTCTTGAAAATACGGCTTCACGCCACAATCTATATTCAATAGAGTTTTTTGCTATGAGATTCGGATTATAGTTTGTCTTGGTTATTCCGCCTTTCCAATTATTATTCTTTTCACCAATCGCCCAATAAGCAGATTTTCCTTTGTGTAATGGAATATGCCCCTTCTTAAACTTTGTCGGTGAATTACTTGGCTTGCCCTTCTTGCTGTCGCTTATTTTCTTTTTAGTAGATTCAGAACAAGGAATATCTTTATTCCAAACTTTCCTGCCGTTGGGATATTTCTTTTTTAGAGTATCCCGAACCTTCTGCTTGGATTCTTCGGTTTGATTCTTGCCAAACATAGGATGTTTCTCACCGCTCATCTCTGGGCGTTTTTTGTCTTTGTTCCAAGGGATTTGTCCCTTTGTAAATCGTCCATTCATAAGACAATCTTACCACAAATTGACTGATATTAAAAGGTTTGAAAGAACTGTTATTAAGTTAAGTAATCCTGCCGTTTAGCCTATCTGCCGCTAAACTTAACTTAATAAATCTGCCGCTATATTAAGATTTTTTACTGATTTTTCTCTCAATCATTGACTTTACGAGCGCGTCCATTCCCTCTTGAGTTTCAGGAACGACATTTTCATTTATCGCTCTTTCAAGCAATGTGTCGCCCGTAATCTTGGAAGTTGCTCTACCTCCCGCGCCAGTGTTAGTAGCGGCGGCAGTTTTGCGTTCTTCCTCCTTCGTCCTTAAGTGAGCTTGTATAACAGGATTCTTTTTAACTTCAGCGACTGACACGCCTTTGAACTTGGCGTATTCAATCAGCTCGTCCACATCTTCGTCGTGAACGTCCTGTAAAGCTCTTATGTCTTTAAGAGACATTGTTTCAGATTTAGTTTCAGTTGATTCCTCTTTAGTTTCTTTTGGCGCGGGTTTTACCCATTTGCCATCAGAACCTCTTACAAAACCCTTAGCTTTTTGAGATTCCTCATAAAGTCCTTGGTTTGTTTTTTTGAGTTTAACGTTTTCTTCTTTCAACGCATCAACATCTACCTCCTCTGATTCGCCGTTTGAAGAGTTGGCGTTCTCGTTTTCCTCATTTTGAGAGTCGAGGTTCTCGAATTGGTTTTCCATATTTTTGAGCGCTTGGTAGCGCAACACTTGTTTTTGAGTGGACAAGTTCCACAAGTTTTTTATTTAGTAATCTAATTATAGCACACTTTTTAAAATAAAACAAATTATTTATTTTGTAGAATTTTTAAAGAGACGAGCCTCTCTTTCTTTTTGCGTTTCGATTTTATCCCCCGCAAGTCCTTTCAACAGGTTAAACTGAAGATTGAATCTCGCTATCAGCATATTTCTCGCCGCTAAATCAACTATCGCTTTGTGAGGTTCTTTGTCTTTGTGGAACTTCAAATCACTGAACTTAATATCCCTGTCGTCTTCGCTCTTGTTTATGAGGCACTTGAACCTTTGAGAGAGATAATCTATCGCTAACTGGACTGTTTCAAGCTCAATAAATACGTGGTCTACGTTTCTATCGGTGATTTCTACCGACACCCACGGATCGTTTAAGTGAAACTGTATCGGAATATCCGGATCAATCTCCGGAATAAACACCTTCTTAAAGAGAGCGATAACATTCTCGCTCATTATCGCATTCAAGTTTTCCTGTTCCGCTTGGCTTAATTCACCCTGTAATAAAAACTTCCTGACTAATTTTAAGTTATTGCCGAACTCGTCCGAGAACGTGGCATTTAATAACTCCACTTCCGATTTCTCATACTTCATCGGATAGTTCTGAAGGAATTGATTTTGTCTTATTGCTTCGTTTGACATATTATTTTCTTTTTTTAGCTTTTTTGGCTGCCGCCTTTCCTTTTGCTGTGTATGCGAACTTTCGTCCTTTTATTTTAGGCATTTTAATTACTTTATCTTGTTTGTAAATTATTCATAGCCATTTCGACCTGTCTGCCGCCAGTTTGAGCTGTTGGCTGTAATGGCTGTCCCTGTTGTAATTGAGGTTGACTTTCTGTCTGACTGATTTCAACTGGCGAAACTACGCCAGTAAGTTCAAGCACTCTGTTAAAAATCAGTCGCATATTCGGGTCTTGAAGCACCAAAGGATTCGCCGCCACTGTCTGCATAATCGTTGAAAGCGTCTGAAGCGTTGCCTGCTTGTCTGTTTCTTCGTTGGTAACTTCAACTTCTATCTCCCAAATGAAATCTTTGAAAATATCCCTCCACTTCTTAGAAATTATGTCAGACGGCCTTATGAACCTCTGGTTGCCCAAACTGCCTAACTTAGCCCGAATCTGCGATTCTATAGCACCCAAATCAGGTTGCTGAGTCAGCTTGCCATTAAGAATATCAGTTTTAATCTGTTCATTGGCGATTCTTATGGCTTCATTCGGGACGAATGCCGCGTCAATCTGTTTGATTTCGTGGCTTTCAAGCGTTTCGGCAATTTCTTCAGTGGTATCCATTTTCTTTTTAAGGTAGGGGAGTATAAACTTTCTTGCCATTCGCTCTAAGGCAAGTCCTTTGTTTTTGGTCATAGTAACGAATAAAGAACCGGCTTGACCGCCAAGATAAGCTCCAAGAGAGTAAGGCGTTCCACTTGGCAGTGTTTCGCCTCTTAAAGATTCCGGCGTTGAAGTAATCTCCTTAGCCAATACTTCCCACTGCTGACCGAAACTTTGTAAGGCATTTATATCGGCCTTGTTATTTAACTGTGTTAGCGGCTGGTTTTGAGCGTGAACCAATATATCGCCCTGCTGTAAGTTTACTAAAGCGTTCCTGCCTTGAAAGTTATTGTCTGAAGTTTGAAGCAAAATAAGCGAAGCTAACTCAAGCATATCTTTTACTTTCTTAGCGGTGTCGTTTACCATCCACTGATTTTCAAAAGTAAGTTTTATTGAACCACTTAATGATATTCCCCCATCAGTATCCGGTATCAAACTCGCAAGCATATAAGGATCCTGCTTCTCTCTGCCTGAAAATAAAGTGTAATCACTGTATTTGCCGGTTTCCGCTTGATTAAAAGCCACAACGTGCATCTGTTGCTGATAAACGTTTTCGTCTTTTTCTTTGTCGGTTAAGTGGCTTAGAGGCAGTTCGCCGTGAACCTCATAAACTTCTATGTAATCGGCTTTTGAGTCCACTTGCTGGCCGGATAATGTTTTCCTCGTTGACTTGCTTCTGATAAGTTCTTCCACCAGTTCTTTGTTATAGTTTTCGTTCTGTCTTAACTGGGCCGGAGTAAAGTAAAGTTTTTCAATCTTCTGATTATTCTCAAAATCAACGAAGTCGCAGATAATCTTGCTCCAAGGAATAACCTTTGAGATAAGCTCGCCGTCTTTTTCTATGTGTTTTGATACAGCCGAGTTATAAGTGGCAAGTGCCAAACCCCAGTCGTTTAAGAACTGACCGAAGTCGCTTTTACGCATCCACGCTCTTAGGTGTATATTCGCCAAAAAAGCCAACAAGAAGTGGCTTGATTTAGTGGCTTTTAATCTAAAGTTCTTTCTCATAATCTCGGTTGCCCTGAACCAGAGATTACGAATGGCTATGCCTATATTAAAAAATGGCTTTTCTCTTCCAAGGTCGTCGGTTAAGCCGGATATATGTTTTGATTCTACATAAGCTGATATTTTATCAAGATCGGCTTGCGGCTCAAAAGTAACGTATTGAGATTTACGTATTACCCCGTGTTTTTGATTTTCTTCAGCTTGTCTTACAAGCTCACAAATTGACTTATGTTCCAATTAAATTTCTGCCGATTTTGTTTTTAGTTTATTAAAAGTTTATTTTATTAAATGTTTTAGCAACGCATCCTCAACCGATTCCTTAGCTTTATTTCCCAATTCTTTAATAAATGGCAAAAACTTCTTTATATCCTTAATTTCTGAAATCCTTGAAGCCCAAACTACTTCAAAACTTCCATCATCGTTTATATGCACTATTTTCTCCTTACACTTATCACAAATATATTTTTTCATATTGATTATTTTAATTATACCACAATTATTTAATTTTTTCAATTTTCGCTGGTTTTTATTTTATTTAAAAAGACAATAAAGTCATCAACTTCATATCCGCAATTATAACAAGTTGCTATCTTCCAATTATCAATAAATCTTATTTCTTGATTCTTTTCTAAACACTTTTTACACACAACTTTATTTCTTTTCAACTTTAATAACCTTCTCTCTTTTATTATATTCCTTTTAAGTGGAATTAACAGTAGTTAGGAATTTAAAAAAGTAAGAGTGCGTCTTAATTTATTTTTCTTAATAGCTAAGCAAGGTTGCAATTCCTCTGGCGGTTGTGTTTAGACATTCTTGAATGTTGTAACTATTCAGTACAAAAGCTAAACCACAGGCACCGAAACATAAAGTGAGATGTGTCGGCTATCCCTGCTTTGGGCAGAAAAGCGATTGTTAATCCCCGTGCTTCATTTTCAATACAAAATGTATTTAATGTCAGCGGCGGAAACCGCAAAAAGACCCGAATTTTCTCCCGCTTCCCTACAACCAACCCATTGTTCGCTTGTTAAGATTAAATTATGAAAAAACAAAAATCACACCACTGTTTCTGGGTGCTTATCTTGGGCGCTCAGATCGATCGCCGTTACAGCTCGTGGCTGAACACCCAGAAATAGAGGTGCGATTAAATCTAAGACTTTTAGATAATTTAAGTTTTTCATATTGCCATTATACACCCTATAAAATTATTTGTCAATGCCCCTCACCAATCTCTCGCAGTAAAAGTCTAATACCTTTTTTATCTTCCTTGGTAAATTCATTTTCACAATCACAATCAATAGCCCAACCACCACAAAGATGACATTGCTTATTATTGTAATTTTCCCATAAATCCATGTAATAAAAAAAATCAGAGTTGTTTAGTTTTTTCATTTAACCCCACTTAATTCTAATGACTTCTTATATGCTCCATCAATCTGTTCTTGCGAGCGAGAATACGGGAACTCGTCAACTTTCCTGAAGAAATGACCCATAAACGCCTTTCTCGTAGCCATCACCTTTCCGCCATTTTTAAGCGTTTTTGTGTATATTTCAAATCCCATCTGACCCCAGCTTCCCCACGACTCGTCGCATAGTTGCCATTTCCAGTAATTTTCACGACTAACTAAAAACCCCGATCCTTGAATCGCCTTAGTTTCGTGTAACATCTCAAAGTTATCCACATCTCCAAACTGAAAGATTAAGTCCTTATCAAAATAAAAATCGCTGTAAAGTTTTGAGGAAATCTTCCAAACCAGTTCTTTGGTTAAATCTTTACTATCGCACTGGCCACACTTATCCACTTTACCTTGATATGTTCTGTGTTTTAAGGGGCATAACCAATCATATACGTGGAGATTACCAAGCGCCGGCACTAAAACTATGTTCGGGTTCGCTTCCATAATTTCAAGCATAACTTTGTCAAAACCTTGAGATACGCTAACGTGAGCGTCTAACTTCATTATATATTTAGCTTCGGATATGCCCGCTAACGCATTTTGAGTAGCGCGCTGACCCAAGACATTGGTTGACTCAAAAACTCTTAAATTAGGGCGTTTTTTTAACTTTGTATGCCATCCGTCAAGACCAACAAGGATTTCTAACTTATCTCCTAACTCACTGTGTAAAAAAATATCGTCTATGGTCTGCTGGAGGAATTCCTCGTTGCGGGCTGGAACTAAAATACTTAATTGTTTCATATTTTTAATATAATATCTTTCTCCAATTAACCGGCCATCCGGGCATTAGGGGAAACCTCTCTATAAATTTAATAAATAATTCTTTGTCTCTTACCCAAGTATTGTAAGAATGGGAATATCCTTTTGCCATATCCTCACTATCGAGCTTGAACCACCTGCGATCTTCCATGTCTTTGTGTAAATGAGCATACCAAGTATTTTTATTAACCTTAATCTCTCCTCCCTTGCTAAATGTAGTAAAAGTTATTTCTTCCGCTTCTTGTGCGAATCCTCCGTAATCTAAACTCATAAATCCACACTCATTAAACCATTCTTTTGTCATAAACCAGCAAGAACCTTGAAAATGTGGAATGTCGTCTACTAAGATATCTGATCTTTCTTTCGTTAAGTCGTCCCACGGACTCGCCCATATAAAACCTTTTGACTTCAACCTGCCCGCGTTTTCAAACAAATTTTGAAATATAATGGCTTCATAATCTACCGGCGGCCTGCCATCCTCTATTAACTCCCACTTATCCGCGTTTAACCTCTTTCTTCTTGGTATCTGAACCCAATTAGATTTATGAGCCTCAATAAGTTTAATATCAAAACCCTCATCAAGCATACAATGAGCGTCTAACTTGAGAATATACTCTCCTTTAGCCTCCTTAACCTTTGTATTGATTCCTTCCCTCATACCATTACTCTCGTTAGTATCGTGGTAAACAAGCACTTCAACCTCTCCGACAGCTTTACTCAAAACATCAGCAACGGTTTTATCAAGATATTTTTCATTCTTTTCCGGGATTATTATGCTAAGAGTTTTCATAATAAAATCTCCTGTCTTAATCTATCGTTGGCGATTTTACAATACTTTTCACTAATCTCAATTCCGATATAGTTTCTGCCCAGCATTTTAGCGGCGACTGCGGTTGTGCCAGAGCCGAGGAATGGGTCAAGGATTATATCGTTCGACTTTGAAAAGTAGTTTACAAAATAACTCGGTAATTCTTTCGGGAATGTTGCGTTATGTCCGAATCCATTATCCTTGTTGAACCATTCCTGCCTATTGGGAACATAGCCGTTTTCGGGAAAGTTATTATATTTGAACATCTGTGAACTATCATCTCCAAACATAAGCACATATTCATATCCTTTTGCCATCATACCCTTATCTGCGTGCATACTTGCCTGTGCTTGTTTTACCCATATAAATACGTCCTTCAAGTTATCGTTGTATGTTTGGAAAATCTTTGGAAAAAATGAACGAGTTCCCTTCACAAGTTGGATATTCCAACAAGTATACCTTGAAATCCTGATACATTCTCCAATAATACTTAGTGTCCAGTTTAGATAGTCTTCGTCAGATAACTTGTCGGTAAAATCTTCATATAATTTCGTCCCGAGTGTTTTCCTTCGTCTATCGCCTAAGGGCGAATCTCCTAAATTATAGGGCGGACTCGTAACAACCAAATCCACACATTTATCGGGCATTTGCTTCATAAACTCAAGGCAATCTGCATTATGAACTTTGTTAAGTATATCTTCTATTTTATACATAAGATTTCTTTACCTTTCGGCTCTTTATCATGGCACGGTTTGCAAAGTGTTACTCCGTTATCTATGACAAACCTTAATTCTGGGAATAAGGCAAATGGCTTAATATGGTGTGCCTCAATTCTTACATAACAGTTTTTCTTACTTCTTGCACCACATTTTTTACAAGTCCAGTTATCTCTCCTAAACACACTTTTTCTCCACTCTTTATATTCATTGCTATTTCTCCAAAATCTATTTTTTTTATCAATCGTATATAGGTGTGCTTTTCTTAATCTTGCTTCCTTACATTTTACTCTAAACGCCTCACTTTTATTCCTTCCCTTTTGCCATTTGAAATAACAATCTTTTGAACAAAACTTATTCTGCCCTTTTTTAATCGCATATTGTTTTCTCCAAAACTTACTACAACAAATTAAACAGTTAAAAAACTTACCTGTTTTTAATGCTTTAGATATTTTCTCTGCTCTTTCTTTTGGGTTTGAATATATACCTTTTGGCATATATTTATTATAGTATCATTCTCGGCGAATAACAAGACAGTCGCCCTGTATTACTTTATTTATGAAGTCATCGGGATAGTTCATTTTATCATCCTCATTATCTCATTAACACTAACATTCAAGTTATAAACCTTTCCAGCCATATTTCTCGCTATCTTTAGCAATGCTCTCGCTCTTTGGTTTTTGTCTTTAAGGACTTTACACACAAACTTATATTGCTCTTGGTTAGCTTCCAGTTCTTGATTGAATCTGAACTGGTTATCAGTTAGGTATCGCTTCCACCAATCGGCTGGGTTCTCGCCTTGTTGTCTGATATGAACCGCTTCGTGAATCATTATGTCTTGAGGGATATCTAAACCACTTGGGTTATAAATAACATTAGAAAACGGATAAATCGTTGTCGGTTCGGGTTTCATTCCTGCTTTGATAATATCTTGAAAGAACGGCGGAAACTCGTTTATAACTTTTATGTCGTTAGGACTCATCTTGTTGATTCTCTCTGCTTCATAGCTTTAGTTCTCTCAAATTGGCTTTTGATTTCTCTTGATACTTCTGGCTTAAAGTCCCTCATAAATAGCGCATACCTCAAAGCGTCTAAAGCGTGGTCATGTTCCTTAATCGGGTTCTCGCTCAAGTTATCTTCATCGTGAGAATACATTTCAAACTCGCTTATAAGATTAACACACCGCTTGTTTATTTTTAATCTGCCGTTTATTAAAAGTTCTCTAACCTTTTGAATGCCGGACTCAATACTGTCTTTGCCTTTACTAACCTCTCGGACGTTTATACTTCTTTTTCTTAATTCTTCTATGCCGTTAGCGCTCTCCGGATCAGGATACACCGCTTCAAAGCTACAAGTGGCAACGTAGTCAGCCAATACAGCTTCCGTTCGTTCTCGCTTATACCACTCTTCTTCAACAAAATATAATTCGCCGTTAGTGTAAATATGCAGAACAGCGGCCGGATTTCTATATCCAAAGTCAATGCCTGCTATCTTGCTAAACGTTCCTTGCGGTAAAGTATCGTATAAGTGCTTACTCCTTGAAAACTCTTTGTAAACCAAACCCTCTGTTTTTTGAAAACTGGCTAAATACTCTTGAGCAAAGCGTTCCGGAGTCATTTGGTCTTTAGCGGCGTCTATTTCTTCTTTTGGAATAAATGGGTTGTCATAGCTGGTAAAGTGGAAACTCTTAAACTCTCTGTCAGTTAAACTCAAGTTATACAAATCATAAAACCAGTTAAAACCTTTGGGTGTGGATATGAAAAGAACGTTCCCTCTTTTATCTGTCAATGTTGGCCGCAAAACCTCCTGCCAACCAATCCAAAAATCCTTATATTGAGCAACCTCATCTAATACAATAAAATCAAATGCTTGTCCTCTCAACGTCTCAATACTGTCCCAGCTTCTTAAAAATATCTTACTTGTGCCTCCAAACCTATTTATAATTTCAACCTCTAATCTTGTCTCATTGATTTGCTTTGTTACAATATGGGCTCTTTTCTTTAACTGTTCTAATGCAATATCCCGAGCGCTTTGAAACGTTGGCGCCACGTAAACCACTCTTGCGTCTTGCTTGTCTGTTGCCGTGTAAATAAGTTCCTCAATAGCTAAAACCGTTTTACCAAAACGTCTTCCAGCCAAGAGAACCTTAAATCTATTGTTATTCTCTACTACCTGCTTCTGGGCTGGATGTAGTTTCATTTCTTTTTTTAAACGATTCATCAAATGTTATAACCGCTACCCTATCTGTTAATCCTCCCGACAAAAGCTGAATCTGTTTTTGGACTTTATCTGCCGCATCAACGAGCGTTCTATATTCTTCACTGCCTTTATCTTTTAATTCCATCGCATCCAGAATCGCCGTTAATTCTTTTTGATATCTTTCAAGCGCCGGTTTTAATTCTTTTTGTATCTTGTCTTTTCTTAACTCTTTACTGCCGATCGCTCCGGCTGTATTCTCTTTGTCTTTTGACTCAACATCATAATTATTTAAAACCGCTTGCGTGGCATTGCCTGTCTTTATAAAATCTTTTACAAACCCTCTTTGTTTTTTGGTTAGTTCTCTTGCCATTTACTTTTTATCTTTATTTAACGATTTATTAATTATTAACTCGCCCTTATAAAATCCTCAAATCGCATATTAAAGTTTTCATTGATATATATTATCTCTTTTAATTTTAATCGCGTATTTTAAGCCAAGTTTTTAGCTCTCTTACTCAATAATCCTGTTTTTAGGCACTACGATCCATTTTAAAAACCACTTTTTAATTTTCTTAAAATACTTAAATTTTATTTTTACTACCAAATCTCCATTAGGATATGCAATAATTTTGTCGCCATCTTCCATTATCAAACAAATGGGCTCATTCTGAACAAAAACATCATTAAAACTACTAACAATAGCTTTTTTAATAAATCTAGCTTCACGCCACTTTTCAATTTTTCGCCAAAGTTTCATTTCTCTTATTATACCACGTTTAAAAATAAATTAAAAGGGAGAAAACTTGGAAAACTCTTCAACTATTATGTTTGGATTATTATTGAATATTAACAATTCTCCTCTTAACTCAATAGTATATCCAGTCTTTAGCCTAAACTCCCACATTATTTTTTCTAAAGTTACCCTATCTGTTTCTTTAAGAAACTTTATAAGGCGGTTGAGCTTGGCCATTTGTCTCCTCCCTTTTAAGGGTCAAATCGCTATTTTAATCTTGTATATCTAACCTCGCCCCACCTATATTAAGATACAAACAACCATCCTTTTGTTTTATCGTGGCTTTTCTTTTTCGTTTTTCATCAAATAATTTCTTAAAAATAACCGCCAAATTTTTGACATCAGTATTTTTTAATGCTCCACGCAAAATCCTTTCCTTATCTATATGACTTATTAAAAGAGGAACAATTTTATCTACCATCTTATCTATTTCTTTTTTATCTATGGGAACAAATTCGGTTCTATCTTTTTTATGATCTATAACGGGTATGTAAGGAATACCATCAACATACAAATATCCTTCATCTCCTTTTTTATATACTTTGACTTTTTTCATATTAAAATAGTTTATTTTATAATTCTTATTTTTCCTCTCAAAAACCCAGTCCACTCTCTGTCTTTCTCGGTTCTTGCTTCTTGAATAAGTGTGTTGATATAACTTTCAAGCATATCCAATCCTTCTTCAGTCCATCTCCAAAGGAACAGCTCTCGTTCTTCGGTCGGACAACTTGCGAATTGCCAGCTTTCAATTATTTGTTTTAGATTTTTTTGTTTCATTCTATTTTCTCAAAAAGTTTAACTAAATTATTTTTCATTTGTTGTATGGCGGAATTGAAACCCCTAAGAAAAAACTCTATTGAGATTCTCCTCTTGGAGGAAGCATAAGTAGTTTCTTCCTTTGGCACACAATTTTTTACTTCCTCTTGGAGTTTTTGGAGGCGGGAGAGGAAAAAGGATTTAACGACTAAATAGGGACAATTGAGATTACATTCTTTCATCGGAGAATCAGCACAAGCATCTGAATGTGCTATTGGTAATTCCTCAAACTCCTTATCAAAATTGTCTAAAAATTTGTTGGTCATATTATTTTAGATTTCTTATTATATTATCGGCACAAAGAATACAAACTTTGACTTTTTCTATATGCTCGCAAAGAGGCAATTCCAATAATTCTTTTCTTAACTCTTTTCTGGCGTTTTTAGTTGTGTCGGAGATTAAATCTTTAATTCTATCTATGCCGTCTTCTCTAATATATTCATAGTGCCAATTTATTAACAATTTCTCTAACTTATTTATCCATTTTTCTCTGGTTTGTTGTTTCATTTTATTTTTCAACTTCCCACTTTTTAATTTCTTGCTGAGTTGTTTTTAATTCTTCAACCTTACCACAATTTAAACAACGTCTTTTTTCATTCGGATATTGTGGTGGATTAGTAGGATAAACAATGCTCGAGGTTATATCTTCCCAAGAATGATAAATTTTTTGTTGTTCACAATATCCTAATATATATGGTCTCTTTTCAAATTTAAATAAATCATTTAAATTATCAACTTTATTTATTGTATGCCGTGATATTTTTCCACCTTTAAATTTACTAACTATATTATTAGTTTTATCCATTGTATCAATTATAAATTTATTCATCTTATTTTTTTGTTTCATATTTTTATATTTAATAAATTACTAACAAGTTCTGCACCTTTCCCTTCGCAACACTTGCTATTGCCTCCGTGAGATATTACATAAACATTGGTAATAATCTTGCCAAACTCTATAACAAACTCCTCAAGTTTTTCTCGGCTCAACGCCTTTGTTTTCTTCTCAAAACAAGAATACCAGTCAGCGTCCTGTCCATAATCTCCGCCAACTAAAATCTCTATGGCTTTCAGTCGGTCTTCGGTTGTTATTTCTCCTTTATTTTTACACTCATCACAATGATACTTAAAAGTTTCACCCCAGCCGTGAGGACAGGTTTTTGGTATTTCTTTATTTGTTTCTTTGTTTTGGTTTTTCATTTATTTTTTAACTGGTGGGGGTTAGTTAATAATCTTTCTAATTGCTCTATATTTTTTTCCGTCTTCAATTAACTCAACATCTTCATGCCGAATTTCATACATAAATTTTCTTTTGTCGTTATCCAAAACACTTTGTATTATTCTGTGGGCTTCAATTAAAAAGTCCATTTGCTCTTTCTGTATTTTAGCAATTTCCTCTCTTAATTCTTTAATCTCTTTGGATTTGTTATTAAACATAAATTATATATCCTCTTTATTTTTTAATTGGGGGTTAAAGTAATTGGTCTTTTTTATCATCACGCCATTGTTGCAGGTCGACAATACCTCTTTCGTGGCGTTGAATAGTGTCGTTGAAATCGGCATAATCTCTTTTTGCTTGAAGTATACCAAGATAAAAGTAAATTTCAGGCCAAGAATAAATCACTCGCTCAATATTATAGTCATACATACTCTTTTTCTTAAATGGGGCATTCAGCATTTCACTAATCGTTTTTCGTCTCTGTAAATCAGATTCCGACCACTCCTTATTAGTTTGGCCTAACTTTGCCAATTCCGCTATAAGTTGTTCTTTTGTTTCTTTCATATATCCTCTTTATCTTTTAATTAATAGTCGGCTTTGTGGCGAATTTATTAAAGTTATACCCAATTCCATCTTTCCATTTGGGGACATCTAATAATTTAGCAAGTTGTTTTTCTGCCTCTTTCTGCCCATCTTCGTCTGCACAACAAGAACATCCCTCGGATTGTATATAATCTGCAATCATTCTCCTGACTTTTTCAATTTTCTTTTCTTTAACTTTCATAATAATCTCCTTAATATTTAGAAATGAAACTCACCACAACCACAATTACATCCATTCTTGCGACAATTTGAAGTGCATTGATGATCGCACATTAAACTTTCTACAAAGCCCTCCAACATATCTTTTAAGTCGTCTTCTTTCATTGCCATATCTCTGTAGTCTTTGGCGTAAAACTCTATTGTTTTTGTTTCGTGTTTTGTCATAATAATCTCCTTAATTTTTAATTGCTAGCTGGCTTATGCTGATCGGACACGTTCGGGTTTTCTCCTTTCGGAATTAGTGAGTGAAGGTGCCCCTATCTCACGCTATTCCCCATATCCGACCAATTAAACCAGCTAAATGTTTTTAATTTAGTTTTTCTAACTCATCCACTAATTCGTCAACACTTCTAATAAGCAAATACCTGCCACCAGCCTTTTCTAAACCTTGCTGGAACTCAACTTGGGCTATACTTTGCTTATTTTTGCCTATTTTTGCCTCTATTCCGACATAGACACCATTTACTACCGCCACTATATCCGGCGCTCCAATTACGCTCATTCTGTAAAAGCCCCCGGCTTCTGTTTTAAAAGCGCCAGAGTTCATTCTATAGGCAAAAATCTTTTTATACGCCAATAACTCAAGGCAAGATTTTACAAGTTGCGTTTCGGTTTCTTTCATTTGTTTTTCAAAAACTCTTTTACTTCTTCAAAATTGGTTAATAACTTAACATAAAAAGCATCGTAGTATTGGTTAAACTCAATTTTCATATCGCTTTCGGAGTAGTCAAAGTAAATCAAGTCTCGCAGTTTCTTTGAGTTAGATTTTCTGCCTTGGCTTTTTATCGTTTCGCCGTTGTCTTTTAACACTTCGGCGGTAAGCAGCCTTAACTTATAAACAAAATCAAACGTGCCGTCTTGTCTGCTCTTTTTGTCTATTCCAATAACGCTTCCGTTTAACTTAACCTCATAATCAGTGTCTATCACCAGTGGCTCCGGCAAAGAAGCCGATCCGGTTATTCTTATAATATTGTCGTTTATTTTTTCCATAGCCGTAGTGTGATACTACTTTTACGTTTAATCGTGTTTTATTAAGCAAATTTGGCGAAATTTGACCTAACTACTCACTAACTTCAAAAGGATTTTTCCCTTCATAAAGAGCTCCCAAACTTATAACTCTTGAGTTATAGAGTTCTTTAACCTCCGGCGACAACTCGCTAACCGGATTAGGCATTACGGTATATTCAGTGTCAAACCCTTCGCCGGTTCTCGTAACAGTAATATCGTAGTTAAGCGGGCTACCCCATTTCTTATTATCAACCATTGCCTTAATGGCGGCTTGAATTGTTGACTGGGTTATTTCAAGTATCTGTATTGATTCACTATCGTAATTCCATACTACAAACGCCCAGAAGTGCCTTACTTTTGTAGGATTACCGCTTGCGTCAATTCGTATATCTTCAGGAATATTTCGTAAAGCGTCTTTTGACCGAACAGGCTTATTATTGGTATTCCAATATTCGTAGCCGGTGATTACCGAAGACAATGCTCTAAAAGTATTTTCTCCGTCTTTAAATTTCATATATCCTTTATTGTCAGGGATTTTATATTCGTTTGGCAAAAAATTGTTTTCCATATTTTTTAATATACTATAATTTATTATTACCATAATTTATAAGTTGGTTTTTCAATCCCTAAAAAAGCGTATAAATCTCTCACATCTTCATTGTCAGCCATTGGCAGATTACTCATAATCGTTTCTCTAAATTCCTCTTTCGTCAGAGCACCTGTAGCGGGTTTTGTTGCCGTAATATCAGCTAACTTGGCGGTTTCTCTTTCGTGATTGTATTTTTCAGCCATATTATTGGTTCTCCTTTTTATCATCTTCATTAAGACCAACTGCATAATCAGCGCCTTCTTCAAGTTTTTTATCCTCAAGGTAATCTTTTTCAAGTTCGGCTTCCGCTTCCTTGTCGTAGTTATACTCCGGCAAAACATTTTCTTCTTCAGGCAATAAACCCGATTGAAACTTTTTACAATCGTCTATCATATCGCCTAAAATCTTTTGGCATTTTTCTATGTTAAACGATATAAGTTCTAATAATTTTTTTTCTTCGTTCATGGTTTTGTTTCCTTTTTATTGTTCTACTCCCAGAATTCGTTACCAAAAACTGGAAGCAGAACAATGTAACTAATTTTTTTAATAATAAATTTTCTTATCCACTTTCTTAACTTCTACCGGATAAGTTCCGTCTTCCGACTCTAATAACATCTGTATCGCTACCTGCCTTTCCAAATCTGCTTTTGTTTTTAGCCAGCCCGCGTATTCGCCCCGAGCGTTTTCAGTCATAAAGTATCCTACTGAACGTTTTGACATAATTGCCCCCAACCTGTTCCAGTTCTCTAAAGTTTTTAACATTTCGTTTAGCATAGTTTTTTTACTTTTAATTTTAATAATTTGTGTTGATACCGACCCGACTTATCAACACTCTGTATTCATACTATCATACTCGCTTTTCTTTAGCAATAGTCGGTTTATCCACACCCTGTTTTTCAAGTTCTCTTTTCAAACGCTTGGCGAAATCAGGCCTACCACCTTTTTTGCCGATTAAACTCATATAATCCTTGCCATATTTAGCAAAAGTGGTTCTCCCGCCTTTGGCGAATACCTCTTTATTGGTTTCTTTAGTAAACATAAACTATCTGTATTCTACTATACTCGCTTTTGTTTTGTCAACTTCTTCTTTTTCTTTATTTCCATATAATCCTTATATGCTTTTTTGGCGTATTTAAGATTCCCAATTAGCAAATTATCCAACAAATGCGTGATTGAAGAAGTCGCTTTTTCATTCGCATTTTTTATTTCTTCCAAACTACGAAACTTGGCGTTTAATAAATCATTGGCAATCATTTTAGTATCTTGAATCAAAGTATGGACTAATTCGTGAAGCAATGCTTTGCGTTGGTCTTGTAAAGGTAAAGTCCAAAAATTGGGATATAATCTTATCGTCAATTCTTTGTAGGTCATATCCGGCACTACTTCAGCCGTTAAATCGGGGCAATCTTCGGGCTGTAGTTCCTTATTTAAGAGAGTTCTTTTAAAATTATTAAGTTCAAAAGCCCAATCCATAGCTTCTAAAAAATTGGTAATTCTTTTTAAGTTGTTATTTTGTTTTTTCATTAATCCCCTTGGGTTAATTTTCCTCTTTCTACTTCTTGAAACCTCCAATTTTCCATTATCTTTAGCATTTTATTTTTGGCGTATTCTTCATCATCATTCCAATCACAATCACTAAACATCACATACTTTAATGGCTCGGTTTTGTTGTGATAATCTCTCAAGTAAATACTATCGCCTTTTCCGCCTTGTTGTTCCACGACATCCAAATCACCCTGCCAAACACCATTTTCTTTCCAAGCTACTAATTTCATACTTCGCTTTTGAGCTATCTTCTCAATGCTTCTGCCTGCATAAATAACAACTTTGTCGTAATCTTGAAAAACCTTTTTGCCCGCGCGGTTCATCACTCCTTCTTTTTTCGGATATACTTTTACCCGATAAGAATAACCATTGTCTTTCAGTATCTTTTTAATTTTATCGCCGAATGTTTCTCTTTTCATAACTCAAAGTTAATTTTTGAAATATCTATTTCACCACTAAGATTTAATTGAGCACTCTCATATTTTTGAGCGCGACTCCGTAAAAAACGCAAGTAATTGAGTGAGTTTAGCAGTTGTCGGTAATTCACCATATCAGCGTTATTAGCTTGTTTGTGGATTAAAAACTCTTCAAAGTTTCCTTCAAAAGCTAAAAACTCTCGCTCAAAATCTAAAACTTTGGACTTCCACTGGAGATTCGCTTTGAAATCGTAGTAGTTTGGCGCCGGCTGATATGTTGTTTGTGTTTTTTTCATAGGTTTAATAGTAACAATTTTAAAAATAAAGTTTTTTACCTAATTCATTATTCTCAAATTTCTTAATCGAATTACAGTTAGCACATAGAAGTTGATATTTTCCATTTTTATTGGCTAAAACTTTCTTATAAAAAGTAGCTGGTGAAAGTCCATTGGTTTCTTTGCATCCCCCACCATTTACATGGTCTATTTGTAACGCTCTTTTATCATTAAACCCGCATCTCTTACATTTATTACCGAATTTGATAATTATTTCATCTCTTAATTTATTTCTCCAAACCATATGCCTTCTATTACATTTTTCTTTATTATTATGATAATACTTTAAAGCACGATCTCTTAATTTTACAGCATTTTTGTAATAATATTTTAACGAGTAACTTCTTTTTTCTTTTTTTATAGTAGTTGGTCTCATATTTTTACCAATAACAACCAACGCATTTAGTTACCCCTTTATCGTTCCAATGACCTTTTTCTTTACACCTCCACATACCTCGCCTTATATTGTCGCCCTCCTCAAGTCGTTCTGGTTTAACGATATACATAACCGAACTGCCCCTAAAAATCTCTTCTTCAAATTTAACGAAATTTACGCTATTCGTTATCACGTTCTCAAAAAACTTTTTCCCGTCATCATCAACGTAAAGACGAACTCCGCCTTGTATGACAACGATCCAATTGTTCTTACTTAATTCGTTCGTATTCGACATAGTTTTTTAGTTTACTTTTTAATGATAATGCTATTTTAACTCCGTTGTAATAAATCTGTTTCATACTTGAAACTTGCGCCGACCAAAATTTGTCGCCCGCCGCAATATCAATTAACTCGGCAACCCGTTCCTTTGAGCCGAACTTTTTAATAGCCAAGAAAGCAAACCGGCGGTTTTCTTTTTCGGAGCCGTCTAACTTGTTAAGAGAAAGTTTTTCTTTTATGTAGCTTATAAGAAAGTTTATGTCTTGGTTGCCATATTCCACAGGTTTTCCTGCTACTACGTTAGTAGTAGTATTATCTTTACTTATCTTATCTTTACTTATCTTATCTTTACTTATCTTATCTTGTGTCGACGTGCCGTCTACGAGCCGTCTACGGGGCTTTTCGCTTTCTTTAGCCAATAACTTAAGCTCGTTTTTGTATATCTCAAGATACTTTGACGGCTTAAAAGTGTCTGGTCTTATGTAATTGTGTTCTCTCCAGCTGGTTATTAAAAGAACTTTATCATCAAAAATCTTAACAAATTTTCGGGCTTTTAATATTGTTAAATCATCTGGTTTGCTATCTGTCATTCTCATAATTGGGAATATCTCGCAAAAGCCGTCGTCATCGGCATTCATTCCAAAGTGGATATAAAGCAACTGGGCAGTTGGGGGCATCATTAAAAACTCGCTGGAATTAGTAATTGATTTTGTGAACATTCTTCGTTGTGCCATACTATTCTAAAAATATTTTTATTTTTAATTCTTCTGGTGAATTTCTTTGTTCGCAAATAATTTTTAAATCACTAACCAAGTTATCAATCAAACCATCTAAATTAAATAAAGGATTGGTTATTTCTAAATCAATTTTAATTGTTCTTTTTTGTCTTCTTAAATCTGTTATCATATTTATTACAAAGTTAAAGCGGAACTCCTTAATGAATAGGCTAATTGTGGTAAGCCAAAAGAAGTTCCGCTTGAATTTAATAATCTTATTGAGTTATCCACAATTAAATTTTTCATTACTTTAATTATATCAAAAATAAAAACTATCGCAAATCAAGAGTTATCCACAACCTAAATCTATACAAGTTTTCCCTCAATCTGTTCATTTTTAATTTATCGTTACTACTTTATTACCGCGATCGTGTATTCTTTTGTTTGGGTTTTTGCTTTCTGAAAATTCGTCCATCCAAAACTCTTTGACCGCACCCCTTACTCCAGGATAAATTTTACTGTAAAAATCACAAGCGGAAGATAAATTTTCCACTAAAGCGTAATCTTCAAAATCTTTAGTTGTAAATTTAAAGTGTCGGTATTTTTTCATATTTTGATATTCTTTTGGATTTCTTTTTTTATAAAATCAATATAGCTCTGAACCCACTTTATTCTGATATAGTGGTGGTTATTAAAAACCACTGCTCTTTTTTTCAGACACTCTGGCAAACCAACTACTTCATTAGCCGTCATTCTTTTTATTCTTAATCTTTCTTTTATCAGTTTTTCTTTTTTCATAATTTAATATGTTTTGGTATTCCAAGTTAAAAATTTGTTTGGTTTTTTTGTAAAAATAAGATAATAATATCTTCCAAACCAACGCTTATCTTGAACTATGTGCAACTTATTTAAATAAAAACCTCTTTCTTTTAAGATTTCAAATCTACTTGGCAAACAACTATTCCAAAAATTAAGATTACCTAAAAAGGCTATTCCTTTATTTGATATTTGACTTGCCTTATCAAGAAATTTCCACCCTTCGTGAAAGGGGGGATTTCCTACCACCCAATCAACTTTAAAATTACATTTATAAAAATCCTTTCCATCTTCAACTTCCCATTCGCTTTTAAATATGTTTTTTATATTTAAAAACCATACTTTATTTTTTCCACTACCCGCGTCCAATACTACATCCTGTTCATCAATAGGTGTTATTGATAATAAATCTTTAACCATTTCTTCATTTGTATAGTAGAAATCTGTTCCTTTTTTCATATTTTAAAAACTTATCTTTATAAATCTCACGAATAGTTAATAGTGGCTTCTTTTGGTTCTTTAACAGCTCCTCATACTGCGAACCATAACGATAGTCTGTTCCCATCCTTTGGTACACTTTAATTTTCTTTTCAGCGACTTTGGGCCGGCCGGGGTTTTTCTTTGGAATTAAAAAAGTCATATATAAAGTATAACCCGTAAATCAAAAATCAACTGTGCATAACTTTTTGTTGCAACTTTTTTAAAATATGAGATAATAAAATTGGCGAACATATAAAAAAGCAGAAAAACCTAAATCGTTTTTTTAAACCTTAAAAAATAGTTTTCATCTGCTTTACATAAAACCGCCAATAAAATACTGGGGAACGCGTGATTTTAAAAGGCTGTTTCCTGTTTGGGAGACAATAGCTTTCTAAAAATACGATTTTCTGGTTGTCATAAAGATTTCTTTATGGACATAGAAGCAACCTCGTTTGAAAGTTGCTTTTTTGTTTAAATCTACTCATAACTACTCTGAATCTATGCAAAACTTTTCAAATCTACGCAAACAAAAAACCACCTTTCGGTGATTTATTGTTTTTTGTGTATATTGGCTCATTTGGTGGCAAGCCGGTAGATATGCCTACTTCTCCGTTTAAATCGTTAATTTTAAGCAAATTTTAAGAAATTTGACTATAAATCAACAAACATACCTTTGGCTTTTACTATATGCCAGCAACTCCAAATTCCTATCTCGCCTTTGTAATACTTATCAATAGCCCAGTTCAAACTCCAATAAGGGTCTTTCGCTTGAGCTTTTGTTACTTTTGGGTGGGCTGGGAGGTGTATCTGAAATATGCCGTAAGATTTGCCGTGGTCGCCCACGGCGTTCACGGAATAGTTTGACTCGCATTTTACAATAGCGGAAAGTTCTGGGAAAAAATCCAAATATGTTCTCCACGGCATTTTTGAGCCGTCTGCCATTGTTGGAATAACAAAACTAAAAACTAAAACAACTAATATTTTAATAAACATAAAATTTCAGATTAAGAATAATCTTACTTTTTACGTTTTAAAAGAACTACTCTTCAGATTCTCTAAAACCCTGCCTTCTTTCAACCATAATTCCTTCTATGTCTTCGGCGGTAAAAATCTCTTTACAGAAACTGCAAATCCAACCGCCTTGAAACGCTTCAAACGAGCGATGCGAACATTGTTTTTCTTTTTCCATAACTATATTCTGCCGCCAAGAACATTCAGGTCGCCTTTTTTATAGCGCTGGATGTAGTTATAAACATTCCAACCAGTCGTCCATAAAGCGGCTAAAATAAACATTACTTTATTTTGTTCTAAAACAAAACCAAAGTAATTAGCGCCTATAACCAAAAGCCCCGCGAAGGTTGCTATATTGGCTAATTGAGTTTGAGACATATATTATTTTCCGTTATTTAATAATAATTTTTTAATTTCCTCTAACAAATGTGTTCTAAAATCTAACTCCCACTCTTTTCTTTGCTGGTTTATATGTATTTCACAAGGAGAGTCGTTTGGGTGTGGACTATAAGGACATTTCTGATTAAGAAAAAGGTCAAGAATTTGTTTTACAGATTCTAACTTTTCATCCAAAGACATATATTTATTTTCCTTTATTTAATAATAATTATTCTCCTCTCTCGTCATCGCTGGCACTCCCTAATTTCTTGTAGGACGCGAGCGACTTCAAGAGTGCCATTATTTTTTGAAGTAAAGATATTTTTATCTTTATGCTTTCAATTTCCGACAACTGCGGAGGCGTGTGAGCATATCTTATGAGCTTTTCCACACTGACAATTCCCGGACACGATTTTGATTTTCTGATTTCGTTGTGGCGTAAAATCCTGTCTCTATTAAGCTGTAAAGAATGCCTCCTACCGATTTCTCCTATCAGCTTGCCGCCGTTTACATACTGGATTTCTGTTAGGTCTTGATTACTGAAACACTCAAACTCAACTCCTACGCTTATTTTATTAAAGTTAATAGTAGGATTTTCTAAAACTAACTTAGCTGTTGAATTATATTTAATACCAGCATGCCAAGTGGCAAATTGCTCTTCTGAAAACTGTATTATATCACCCCCTTTCGCTACGAGGTAATGTGCCGAAACCTTACTATTAGGATTTGTAAAATGCTGAATAACTGAATTTTTAGTTCCGTCTGTAATATGGCAAACAACTGCCCTTATCTGTTGCCCTTCTCTTTCTGAATAATTTTTAGTTTTTATAAACTGATTCATAAACACTTTTGGTTAATAATATCTATATCCAACTTAGTAACATTAGTTAAAACGCATTTTTTCAATTCCAAGTTTATAACTTCGCGCCACTTATCCAAATCAACATTATTTATTTTGGTTGTATTTCTATTGGTTATCTTATCTTTTAATTCTGTTTTCAAAGTTTTGTATTCTGTATCCGTATATTCTTTACCTGAAATAACAGCGACTATAGATTCCTTTTCATCAATAATTTCACCAAGATTTGTTTGGTAAATCCCGAAAAAAGAGGCAATAACTAATAATAAAGTTTTAAGTTGAATAAGTATATCCATTTTATTTACAGCTTTGTGTATTTATTACAAATGCTCCTCCTTGAATACGAACGTATTGTGGATTGCCATCAACATCATACATTTCAAGACAAGTTCCCTTTTTAACGGCGCTCCCTCCAAAAGATATTGTTGTAGTGGCATTTGCCGCAGAAACTGTTAAAAGAGAACTGGGTGTAGTTGTCCCGATGCCGACGTTGCCCGCACTATCCACCCGCAGGCGCTCGGTTGCCGTGTTGTCCGCCGTGCCTGAGGCCCCCGCCGGAAACGTATAGATCGTGGCAAACGAGCCGCCGGTGCCAGTCGAGATGCCGCTTGAGAGGCGCAGCTCGCCACCGGCTTTGTCGGTCGCGGCGGAGG